AACAAAAGGCGCAGGATCTTCAGACAGGTATCCAGAGACTATCATAAAGAAAAAATTGTCAGTAGAAGACCCCGAATATCAGAATCTAATAAATTCTTCTAATCTTAAAAATTCTGAATTTTCGAGAGGCAAAAAACAGGAAGATTGGTTACAGAATTCTGGTCGATTACTGTATCCAAGATTAGATAAAAATATCTACGAAGTAACAGTTATACCAACTCCTAAATATTTTACTGCAAAATTTGAAGTAAACATATGGTGTCAATACGTCCAGCAACTAAACACGATAATAGAAACTATTTTAGGAGCTTACGTACAACCAGGTGGCAGAACAATTCGCATAGATACTAAAAAAGGATATTGGTTTGTAGCGTACTTTGACCAAGCTATTACACAAGATAATAATTTTGGTGATTATACAGATTCTGAACGTTTAATAAAAGCTACGATGAACGTAGAAGTTCCCGCTTATCTTGTATTACCTCACGCAGCGGGTATACCCAACGCTACTAAAAAATACCTGTCAGCTCCTAACATTTCATTCGAAATAAATACAAAAATGAAAAATAAAGAAGAATCTGCAGCGAATGTCGGTTCTGGAGATATTAATGAATATATTTTATCAGATGTAGAAACTATAGAAGATGAATATCATGGAAACGTAATGGGTACAAACGGTGTTGAAGATGCGATTTCTAGATCGAATAAATCTCAATCTGGTATCGATGAAAATAAAAAAACTCAAATTGTTGGTGGAACTTCGAAAATCAAAAATAAGAAAAAAATCTTAGATCTTGATTTCGATCCAATAACTGGTGAAAGGAAAAATATTACCGTTCAGGTTATCGAATCGGTTCCTGTACGAGGTGAAGAAGTTTACACGATTTCTTTCGACAATCGTCGAAAATCGTAATCAGGCGTTTGAGCAAGATAGTTATCTAGAGCACAGACGCGTTTAAGGAGCTCATAATGGCAGAACAAACTTTTCGATCTCCAGGTTTTTTCGAACAGGAGATAGAGCTCATAGCGGGAGCCGCACAACCAGTCGGAACCCCCGTGGGCATTGCTGGTACATCCAAGATGGGACCAGCATTCGTGCCAGTCACAGTTGGAAACTTTAATGATTTTCAGTCTAGGTTCGGTGGATTAGACGTCGAAAAACCCGCGACGTATGCAGCGAACGAGTGGCTAAAGCACAGAAATTCTTTAACTTTCGTTAGAGTATTAGGCGCAGGTTCTAATACAACATTAAGCGACATCGTATTAACTCAAAATGAAGGAACAGTAAAAAATGCAGGTTTTTGGGTTAGCGGTTCTGCAGTAGTTCCAGCTAGTGGAATGTCTTCGACAGCTGAAGCTTCTACTGTTTTCATAACTGCAAGACACGATGTTTTAGCTGATGGTGATTATTCTGCTCCTATGTTCGTAGACAATCCTTCATATGCCGATCCAAATAGCGTGGGTCTTGTCAGAGGAATGATTTTCGCGGCCGAAAATACGAGAATCGAAGTATTAAGTCACGATTTAACTTATGGTCTTTTCGATCACAGCTCTGCTTCTCTTGGTACAACGGGTCTATTAGATAGAAAGTTTAAGATCGTTATCTCATCGTCAGATCCTTCTTTCTCTGCTTATAACTCCGATGGTTTCGCAGGAATCCGCATACTTACGGCATCTTTAGATCCCGCGAGTGAAAATTATATCGCGAGGATTTTAAACACAGATCCAGATCTTTTTTCTGAAAAGAAACATCTATTATATGCAGATTTTCCAGTCGACGTCGAAGTTGCAAAAGTTGCCGCTTCGGCGCAAGCTTCTGTCGCAGTAGTTTCTGGTTCAGGTTCTTGGTTAAATACTTACGGAAAGTTTAACACAAGATATCAAGCGCCTAGAACTACAACTTTCATATCTCAACCATTCGGAAAATACGAATACGATCTATTTCACTTCGAGTGCATTTCAGACGGCGAAGTTTCGAATAGTTCTTTCAAAATATCGGTTCAGAACATCATTGCTTCTACAGATAAATCGAATCCATACGGCACTTTCGATATCGTATTACGCAAATTCGAAGACGATGATATAAGCCCACAAATTTTAGAATATTATCCAAAGCTAAGTTTAGACCCACAGTCAGAAAACTATATAGCTAAAAAAATTGGCGACAAGAAAGTATCTTATAATTTCGACTCTGACGATCCTAACGAACGTCGTCTTTTGGTTTCAGGTCGTTTTGCGAATAGAAGTAAGTTCGTAAGAGTCATTATGAACGATCGCGTCGAAGCCAAAGACATACCTGTTTCTGCGCTTCCTTTCGGTTTCAGAGGACTACCCGCTCCAAAGACGACCGAATCTCTAGCTGACGCGAAGACAAGTTTAGTATTCGATGGTCAGTTATTCACTGGTGGAAGTCGTTTATACGGTCACTACTCTGGAGCTTCGCTTCCTCTTTCTGGCGCTATAGTACCACCTGTTCCGTTAAGATTTAAGGTTACTCGTGGTGACATGAGCACAACTGCCGAAAATATCGGCGCGCCGGGCGCAAATGAAAGAGTCGATTCTCGATTATATTGGGGCGTTATGTTCCAATCTGTTCCAACTGGCGACGTACTAGATCCCAACTCTAGTGTTACAGAAAATAGAATAGTACGTAATTTAACGAAGTTTTTAGGAATTGCCAAGCAGGATACACTGGTTTCTGGGCCCGCTGCAGACGTATTTAACGCGAATAAGTTTACACTAGCTCGCGTAGCACTAGAGTCGACGGCTACTTCGAACGTTACAGGCTCTGCAGATATATTAATGAAGGGCGCTGCTTACGTTCGAGACGGATTACCCGACGGATCTAGCTATAAGATAAATTATGGCTCGTCAGATAGAGTTACATTAGCGACTCTAGTTCAAGAATCGGCAGTTATTTTCAATCGATTCACTCCATATGCGAAGTTTACTAACGTTTTTTATGGAGGATTCGACGGACTAAATATTCTCGATAGAGACAATCGTAAGATGAATGATAGAGCTGCATCGGCAGAAACTAGTGCAAACGGAAACGGCAAGGCATTAGGAGCTATAGAGGCAGGTTTAACCAGAAACGCTGCAGGTATAGGAACTGATAACAACATCATTAATTCTTATCGCTACGCTGCGAATATATTAACTGACGAATTTAGTTCGAATGCTAATCTAGTAGCTGTACCTGGTATTAGGGATTCATTAGTTCAAGATTACCTAGCCGATAGAGTTCGCTCAAATGCGCTTATGGTTCACGTTCGCGATATCCCTTCGTATGATGACGCCGGCTCTCGTTTATGGGAAGATTCTTCAAACAAACCAAACGTAAGATATACGTCAGAGGCTTTTGCTTCTCTCAATATCGATAACAATTACACGTCAGTTTATTATCCAGACGTCGTCATAGAAGACGAAACAAATCTCCGTCGAGTTAAGGTTCCATCTTCTGTCGCTGTCTTGGGCGCGATCGCTTACAACGATAAGGTCGCATATCCTTGGTTCGCACCAGCTGGTTTCAATCGAGGGGCTTTGGATTTCGTAAAGAACGTAACGGTTAGATTAAACTCTGCTGATAGGGACGTTTTATATGATTCTAGAATAAATCCAATAGCTACATTCCCAGCAGGCGGATTCGTAATCTTTGGACAAAAGACACTTCAGTTATCTAGATCTGCTCTTGATCGCTTGAATGTCAGAAGACTGATGGTTGAGGTCAAACGCATAGTTGCAGGAGAAGCGAATAAGATTCTATTCGAACAAAATACTCCCGCCACGCGCGCACGATTCGTCAACGCTGTTATTCCAAAACTTGGCGTAATACAAGCGCAAGCTGGTATAGAAAGGTTCCAGGTTGTCATGGACGATACAAATAACAGTCAGATTGATATCGATGCAAATAGAGTTAATGGTCGCATCGTTTTGGTTCCCACAAGAACGATCGAATTTATCGCGATAGATTTCGTGATAACCAATTCAGGCGTTTCATTTCAGTGATACATAAGGTAACGGTAGGAGATTTTTCATGGCTGAATTAACTTATAAGAGTGCTGGAGTTGGTGTAAGAGAAATAGATCTCTCTGCCCCAACGTCGGCCTCTCCCACGGGTACACCCGCAGGTGTCATTGGAACTGCCGATAGGGGAGCTGCTTTCGTCCCTGTCGTCGTTGGAAATTACAAAGAATTCGTAACGAAGTTTGGAAGTTCTATTAGCGAAAGAATGGGTCCAATCGCTATGTACCAGTGGTTAAAGAACGCTGGTTCTGGATTGTATATTAAGGTATTAGGAGTCGGCGACGCTAAGAAGAGAGTTCTTAGTGGAATCAATTCTGGCAAAGTGCAAAACGCAGGATTCGTCGTTGGCGCTGAACAAGTACAGTCAAATGGACTTTTCGGATCTAACCCGAACGCTTACGATTCTACAGACATCGGTCTGGGTAGAACGCATTTTCTCGGTTGTTTTATGTCTGAATCTGCTGGTTCGACGATCTTGAGCGAAGCGGGTCTTCAAAATAGCGTTACTGCTGCTCCAATTTTGAGAGCGGTCGTTTTAACGCCAAGTGGAGTTTCGTTAGCACTTTCGTCGGTTTCGACTCCAAACGATTTACCATCGACAGCAGCTCCAGCGCAAGCTTATGGATATATTACAGGAACTGTTGATCTTTCTTCTTCTAAGCAACAATTCGTTTTGTTACTATCGGGTCACATTGGCTCAACATCTTATCCAAACATAATCACTGCGTCCTTTGACACGGCTGCCCCAAATTATTTTGGAAACATTTTCAATACGGATGCGACGAAAATAGAATCCGCTGGTCACTACATGTTAGCAAGTTGGGATGTCCACCCAGCACTCGCAGTTGTTACAGGTTCTGGTATCGTTCCTGTTGGTTCTTCTGCCGAAGAGATTGCTTTCGTTTGCGTCGGTGCAGCATCTCACAATAGCGGTTCAACGACAGTTCCAAACTTCGAAGGGTTTGAAGACAGGTTTCAGACTGCTAAATCGCCGTGGATTGTTTCGCAACTATTCGGCGGAGAGACGATGGATTTATTTAGGGTTCACGCTCTGGATGACGGAGCATGGGCAAACACTAAGGTTAAAATTTCCATAAGAAATCTAACACCATCTTCAGATCCAACATCAGAATACGGTACTTTCGATCTATTCGTACGAGATTTTGCAGACAGCGATGATAATCAAGTCGTACTTGAATCATTCGTAGGAATGTCTCTAAATCCATCATCTCAAAACTATTTCGCTCGCATTATTGGTGATACACACGTTTATTACGATTTTGATAGAGAGTCGGGTAGTCAAAAATTAACAGTTGATGGATTGTATCCTAATCGTTCTACTTACATTAGAGTCGAAATCGCTGATTCCGTACAGTCGTCAGAGGTTCCTGCGACAGCTCTTCCTTGCGGATTTAGGGGATATGGTCACATTGCATCTTACGGTCCAGGAATTCTTGAAACGGATGGATTTAGCGCGCTTGAAGACATTAAACAACCACCCGTTCCTTTTAGAAAGACATTAGCTCAAGGAACAGGCGCCGCGGCGCGCGTTGCTCCATACTTGCACTGGGGCGTTCAGTACGAAAAGAACGATAGCATTACAGAGCCCAATAAAAACAATTACGCCGATTCGAACGCTAAGTCGAATTCAGTATATTTCGCAACCTATCACTTAGATTTTAAGAATCCTTGGATGGCCGATTCTATCGCAGCCGATTCTTTCAACAAGAATTTGTTTTCGATAGAAAACATTCAGGTTGTGACTGGAACGAATGGATTACCAGATCCCAATAAGTGGCACCTCGCTTCTTATAGTCGTGATGGTTCACTTGGAGCATCATATAGCAGATTTTTACAAATATCTGATCTTGATGATTTGGGAAGCAGAAAATATATTAAGTTTACGTTGGGTCTACAGGGTGGATTCGATGGAGTTAATATTTTCGATGAAGAAAAGTCTTCACTATCAGATCTAGCTGCCCACCGCGAAATTTCAGATTCGATTGGGCAAGGTGGTCCATTAGGTCCTACTGTGGCTGCCTATCGTAAGGCAATCGATGTAATGGCTGAAAAGACCGACGTCGATGCGCAATTAATCACGATACCAGGCATTAGAAGCCCAGGTGTTACTGATTACGCTCTTGATGCTGTAGAAAATCGTTTCGATGCTTTATACATTATGGACGTACAGGAGATTGCAGTAGACGGAACGGTTATAACTGGTTCTGATGTTGTTCCTTCTGTTTCTCTTACTGCGTCTACTTTCAAGAATAGACAGTTGGACAGTTCATTCGGTGCAGCATATTACCCAGACGTAGTCATTCCTAATCCTTCAACTGGCATCGAAGTTGTAGCCCCTCCATCAGTTGCAGTTCTAGGAGCTTTCGCGCAGAATGATAAGATAGCGTATCCATGGTTCGCGCCGGCTGGTTTCACACGTGGTGCGTTGGGCGATGTTATAGAGACGCAGACGAAGTTGAATAGAGATAATATGGACGCTCTTTACTCTTCGAACGTCAATCCAATCGCTACGATTCCTGGTTCAACTTCTCCAATCATCAATGGTCAGAAGACTCTCTTGAATCGCACATCAGCGCTGGATAGAGTTAATGTTAGAAGATTACTCATAGAAATCCGTAGAAGAGTACGCAATGCTGCGAATCAAATTCTCTTCGAACCTAATCGTGAAACTACACTCGCCAGGTTCTCTGCTCTCGTAGAACCAATATTGAAACAAATTCAGGCGCAATCAGGTGTCGATAGATACCTAGTTAAGATCGATACGACAACGACCACACAGGCCGACGTCGAAAATAACACGATCAGAGGTAAAATCTTTGTCCAACCAACCAAGTCGATCGAGTTCGTCTCGCTAGACTTCGTCGTCACGAATGCGGGCGCAACAATATAAAAGCACCCGAGAGAATAATTAGAGTTTAGGAGAATAAAATGGCAGAAACACTCTCAGTCGGCGAAATGTTGCCCAATCGCTTCGAACCCAAGCGCAAGTTCCGATGGTTGCTTGCGATAGACGGTATCGACGCATTCTTGGTCAAGGGCACAGCTCGTCCACAGGTCGACATCAGTCCCCAGGAAATACACTGGATTAATACTAAGCGATACGTCGCGGGCAAGGCAACTTTCTCGACGATGAGCATCACACTCTATGATCCCATCGCACCATCAGGCGCGCAACAAGTCATGGAATGGATCCGTACTCACTACGAATCAGTCTCAGGTAGAGCAGGATACGCAGATTTCTACAAGCGCGATATTCAATTAAAGATGCTTGATCCGATTGGTACAGTCGTAGAACTTTGGGACATCAAAGGCGCTCAAATTACTTCGGCGCAGTTTGGTGATCTAGATTATGGTACAGAAGATCCTGCAGAAATTCAGCTCACAATCCAGATGGATAACTGCATTTTGCAGTTCTAATTTGAAATTACTTTTTAAGTGATTAATATAAATTAGTTTAATAATATAATTCTGGTAATTAATAGTTTTCGCCCGCCTTGTTTTAAAGTGCGGGCGATTATTATTTTACGAATGCGATTTTTTTGAATATGCTATTATGAAAAATTTTTGCAATTATCATTTGATTTTTACTTTAGATTAATATTGAAATACAATAGAATCGTAGAATTTTAATTTGTTGAATGGAGGCATACTTTGTCTGATAGAGGTGATAGAA